GTGTAATCTTTTATGAATAGCACTCATTACTCGTGTGCCTCTTTCCATAACAGCCATTGTTGTTCCAACAGGAGCACCAGCTCCTCCAGCATCACCTATTTTTTGATCAGCTACTGTTGCAAAACGAGTTCCCGCTTCTACAACGAAACCTAATAATTGAAATAATGTTTGACTTGGTTCTTTGTAAGGTAAAGGCATTAAGCCATCACGTAGACTTCCGCCAGGTGCATCTACATCTCTGAACTCTCCTGGTTGGAGGGGAGTATCGTCGTCTTTAACTCGCAATCCACGAGCCTTGAAACCCGCAGGGAGATTGGACAATGTACCTGCATCAAGAAGTTGTCTAAGTGCTGCCGTGGCAGTTCGGGAAAGCCCCCCGAGCATGTGGATAAGACCAAAGCCATAAAAACCCATGCCAGGCAAGAACTTGTAATGGACAAAATACTTGTTTTTCTTTTTAAGAGGATCATCTTCTTTGTAGTTTCTATAGATAGAAAGAACTTGTGTTGATCCTTCGTCAATAGTTACAATATACGGAACTTTAATTCCATCGTCACTATCTATTCCTTCAATGTTTAAATCAACATGCATTTCAAATAAAGTATATTCATCTTCCATGCCTGTATCTTGAATACCTTCAATCTGTCTTTCTTTTTCAGTGATTCTATCTTCGTTGTCTAATGATTGTACGTCAACATCACGATAGAAACCTCCTACTTGTTGTTTACGAATTTCATTATCATTCATTTTAACAATATGCGTAATTCTTTCTGTAGAATACAAATCAGTAGCTGTGTAAGGAACTACTAAATCATCAGCCGATACAAACTTAGAAACTGCTCGTTGTAATACATCATCGTAGTAAACTTTTTTAAATGCTGAACCTGCAAGAGGTAAATGAAATAACATTTGATCTAGTTCAGGATCATACTCTTCCATAACGTGCGTAATTTGATAATTCATAAATTCTTTTACACGTTGTGCTTGTTCTTCTTTTGCAGGATCTATCTTACCTATTACCTGTGTATTAACAGGTCCTCCTGCTGGTAATAATTCTCTGTATGCTTGTGCTTGAAACTGCGTTACCGATTCCGCTAACATTGGATGTGTAACACTACTTGCTCCTTGAAAAGGTTGCGTTCTATCTCTGTATTTAAATCCTAAAAGATCTAATCCTTTACGATATGTTTCTGACCATTCTTTTCTTGACGACTTATCGTTTTCTACCTTCTCCATTAAATCAGAAGAAATTATACCCAGTTCTTTTTCGTCTAATACTTCTGCAATGTTTGTATTAAAATCAACTTGTATATCTTGTGCTTGATCACCGACAATAGCAGATCCGTCTTCTAATATCTCTACATCATCAGTTATTTCAAATCCGTTTATATCAACAGGAATAACGCCTTTATCGAAATCTTGTGGTTCAGGTGAAATCGGGTTTTGTATTTTCTTGTCTATATTATCAATCGCCATAAGCTCCTACTATTTCTTCGTCTCCAACATAACCACCAGAGGCCATGTACGCCTTAAATGCCTCTGCCATAGAAGGCGTCAATTCTACACCAAAACTAGGTGCTGTGTCAAACTGCTTAGTTCTATCTACCTTGATTTTCATACCCTCAAGTAATAAATCATTAGCAATAGCATCAGCTTGTCTTGCTGTATCACCAGTTCCTAAAATTTCTCCTGTTTCTTTATTAACAACATTCCATATGTCTTTTGCATCGTCTCCTATTTTTACAGGTAATACTTCTACTTTCACATTGTTTTCTTTTGCAATACGTTTCAATGTTTTCTCCATAGACGACGTAAAATGTTTACCGCCTTCTGTTACTACATCAGTTCCTGGACCACCATAAAACTCATACATACCTACGCCTGGAAATTGTGAGTTAGGTATATCACCTTCCATACCACCACTAACCCATCTATCTAGTCTTTCTTTTTTGTCTGCTATTCTATCTGCTTGCGGTGTTCGTGTTGACCCTGCCTGACCATATCTTTTTGTTACTAAGTTAGCAGGTGTGATTGCATAAAAATCTGTAGCGTTTGGATCTTTTAAAACAAACTTACGATACGCCGCTTCGTAGATGTCTCGTTTAATACTTGCATCTGCCCATTGATCTCTTAATTTAAAAGGTAGATTAGGATACAATTGTTTATTTAAATCTAAATTAAATTTATCTACTAGGTCATCTAAAATAGCTGTCTGTTGTGCTTCTACGCCTCTTGCTGCTGTTAACATCTCGTCTGTAATTTCAGGAACAGGTGTTTTTGATAGTTCTCGTAATTGATTTTGTAAGGCTACTAACTTATCGTATTCTACTTTAAGAGCAGACGCACTTGGCATACTTTCTCTAAAGACAGTTCCTTTGTCTTTAAAATACTGCATCATTTCTTTTTGTAGGTCGTTTTGAATTCTATCAAACGGTATGCCTTGATCTGCCATATGGCGCATCTTCGCTGCTAATTTTCCTGCTACTCGTTGAGAAGCTTGAAAAATATCTGATTGTATTTCATCCGCAAACGTTGTTGTCTTTCCTGTAAACGCTCCTCCTAATTCACGGTCCGAGAGCCGTGACCACGCAATAACGTACGGTTCCTTAAAGCTATGTGGGCTCATACTACTAGGTAAATTTCCTGTGTCTCCACGTAGATCTTGCGGATCAACATACAACACACGTTCCCTGTCTGTATTAGGTATGGCGCCTCTTTCTTTGTAACCTGAATAATTTAGTGATCTCATTTCGCCGTCAAGAGTATCAGATAAGAAACCGTAGCCTCCTGATTTAACATTCCTGATTGGCGACTCACGGACCACGCCTAATAACATTTCTCTAGTGATCGGTTGACCCATGCCCTCTAGTTTTTCTAGCATTGGTTTTATTTCCGAATCAATAACTTCTACTTTTCCAATTCCTCTTGCGTTTAAAAAATCATAAACCTCTTTAGAACTGTTGTACACTTTAGGTCCTTGCTCTAACTCTGCTTCCATTTGATGATAGAAAATCTGTCCTGGTTCTGAACGAGTAAGGGGTGTAACATTTTCTACGACGTCATCAACAATAGCAACATTTGTTCCTGTCTCAGGTGTATTACGACCAGGCAATAAATCATCCATTGCCATTTTAAATCTCTCTTTACCTTGCTTAACCCATTTCGGTACATTACCTACTACCTTGTTAAGATTTAATGCTACCTCAACAGGTTCATTACCACCTCGTTGTGCTTCTTCAAAAATATCTAAATCTTCAAAACCTTCATAAGCTGGGCCTAAATCTAAATCTTGTATGTCTATTTCTTCTTCTAATCCTGTTTGCATAGACTCGGCAAACGGACCAGGTGTGGCATCGCCACCGTAAGCGAAACCAGTAGTATTAGGAATAGATCCAACTTCTAAATAATCTCCTATCAATCCTCCATCTGCTAATCCTGGAGATACTGGATTCTGTGAATCACCTAAAGCTTCTTGTTCTTTACGTTCTTGATTAGCAATGTCTTCTATTGCTTGTTGATGAGCTTCTTCTTTAATTCTGTTTATCTCAGCTAACTCTTCATCAGATAGTCTTTCATTTTTTGTACTGTAAATAGTAGTAAAACCAATAAGAGGTAAAGCAATGTTAGCTGCTGTTTGTAAATAACTTGTTAATTTATCAGGGCTTAAATTTTTTATAGCTGTAAGTTTACTAGGACTAATAACAGATAATAATTCTAAACCTGTTAATCCTATTGTTGCTCCTGCTCCTAATATTTTTTTAAAAGCTGTATCTGTTTTAGTGCTGATAGGTTGTCCGTCTTCTGTAAAAAAACTAGAAAAAGGAATAGACAAAGTATCTTCATCCGTAAACATATCTTCATATCCTTCTTGCAAAGGTTCTGTAAAAAAATCAAAAGTTGCAGATAAAGCAACACTAGGTTGTGTATATGTTTTAAAAGTGCTAGCTGAATTTTCAGCAACATAATTTTTAAAATTATCTTTTGCTTCTTGAATAGAAACCTTTTCTGATTTATCAGCAGCCTCTGATGTTCCAGCTGGAGCAACACTATCCGCTGCTTCTTGAGAT